TGCTTGTTCCTGCGCTTAAACCAGTAGCAAGACCGCCAGGCGTGATAGTTGCGACCGTGTGATTTGAGGACGTCCAGGTTACGCTAGCCGTTAAATTCTGTGTGCTGGCGTCACTGTAAGTGCCTGTCGCAGTGAATTGCTCCGTGCTGCCCTGCGCGATGCTTGGAGCTGATGGCGTTATGGCGATGCTTACCAGCGTAACCGTGGCTGCCTTCACCGTCAGCGTGGTGCTGCCAACGATTGGCGGATTACCGCCAGATGTAGCTGTGATTGTAGTCACGCCTGCTCCTAGGCCTGTTGCCAAGCCGTCAAAATCAATGATCGCAATGCCTGTGGAAGACGATCTCCAAGTTACGGAAGTCGTAATATCCTGCGTCGGCCCGCTGCTGTAATTCCCAATAGCCTGAAACTGTTCAGTGCTAATCACGGTTGCAGTGCTCACCGCGATAGACGGGTTCGCCGGCAGAATCGTGATGGACTCCAACACTGGCGGTGGAGGCGGCAACGGTGGTGGAATCGGTGGCTTATTGCCAGGTGGCTTACTAGGATTTACATTGCTGTAGTACATGAACCTAGCCCAAGAATAGACGCGTCCTAGAAAGTTCTGAACAAAAAGAGAACCGCTGGGCGGAGGTAGAGTAGCTCCTGGTAAATACTCAAAGAAAGTCGGAGTCTTAAGCAATCCATCAAACGCAGTAAGAGCCCCCGTCATGTATTCAAAGAAGTTTGGAGTCTTAAGGGACCCGTCAAATGCAACTAAAGAAGCTGCAAAATCTTTAGTAAAAGTTGGGGGCGTAGGGCCGCTGCAAAGATCCCAAATCTGAACATCCGTAAGGGACATATCAGTAACGGGTTCAAATTCTGACGTGGCCAGCCATATACCTATTGTTCCCACACCACCACTGGTGTATGTAGAGTCAAGTCCTGCGCCCACTGGCGTACCATTATAAAAAACGATATGATTATCGCCAATAAACTGAAATGTAAATACATCTCCCGGGCTTAGGGGTGTTGAAGTATTATAAACTATAAAAGCAGAGCCTGACGGACTGGCTGAAACTAGAACTGTAAAACCTCTAGGAGTATAGAAAGGACCTCCGGTTGAAAGAACAATAACTTCTGCAAAGTATCCACCGTCATCTGAACTAGCCCCGACCGGCATGCGATACCAAACACCAAAAGCAGAACTGGGAACGGAGACTGCATTTCCTATCGTAACCTGAATAAAACCGTCATCAGGCATATTTCCGTTCCAATAAGCCGCGCTCAGCCCTTGATCAAACTGTGCGGCTGAATCCATCATGCATTTACCGCTAACTACCTGCAGATCTCCGTAGGCAGTCGGATCAGCATCAGGCTCCCAAAGTAGGGGATTAAGCGGATCTTGATCTGGATCTGTAGCAAAATTATCTTCAAATATTAAGCAGAACGGGGATGCGGTACTATAAACCTTAAAGTCGGTCATCGTGGCATCAGAGCCCACGTTGAATCCGCCCAATATAAAGTTTGCTATACCTACTGTCTTGGGTCCTCCAGCTAATATGTCGCCGTTGATCCCGCTGTCAATCAAGACGCCATTCTGGTAAAGTTTATGAAGACTGCCAACGAACTCGAAGGTGAATACATCTCCCGGGTTGGGCCCGCTAGGAAGCGTTCCGCTATAAACGGTAGAAGTGAACGGGGGTATAAGAGAGTAACTTCCATTACTGAAAATAGTCCCGCAATACGCGGTGCCGGTTCCAGGACCATTTATCTCCGCTGGAAATTCACTACGATACATCACCTGCAACTGAGTTGAGAAATTCTGAGCGCCAACTGTAAACTCTACTCGACCGTCGTCCGGACCTGAACCAACCCACCAACCTATCGCCTGCGCTTGGCCGGCTACCGAGGCCGCGTTTTGCTCACAGTCAGTCCCGGTAGTTTCAAGTTGTCCCCAAGTTGTTGTATCAAAATCAGGAACCCAGATTGTTGGATTAAGGGGATCCGCAGCCGCATCTGTAGCGAAGTTGTCTTCAAATATTAGGAAGAATGACATTGATTGTCTTTATCAGAATTATGTTCCGCCGACTGTGGTCAAGGTCAACGTGTATGTGAACTGAATTGATTGGCCGGTAGTGACGTTAATAGCAGTAAATTTCCGTCTGTCCCACATGTTCCCGGTACCTTGCGCCGCAGTATCAAACAAGCCCCACTCCGTGATAGCAAGTGATCCCGCGTAAGTAATAGTCCCGATGCTCTGCATAGTTGATGTGGAAGTTGCGGATCCACCAGTGGGTGCTGTCTGTGCAGCTACAGCTCTCGTGGCCGGCCCGGCTGGGGTTACCAAGGCTGTCTGTGTGGCAATTTCACCGGTTGTACCCGTACCGCTGTCATGGTACTTCATCGTGCTCAAATTGTATGGAGCGGTGGTTATAAACGCTTGATTCACTAATAGAATGCCCGTGTCAGTAACGAGTGTTAGGAACACTCCCGCATGAACTCCGTGCAGCATCAATGCGGTCGCGCCAGCAAGCCCCAGTATGCCGCGCCAATGGCTCCACAACCTCTGATACCAAGAGTCTTTCAACTCTCCGTAATCCACTACCGTGCCATCTTCCTTGATTAATTTGGCGTAAAGACGACCTTCCGGTCTCATCATTCGTGCGTTCATATTTTCCTTAAAATACAACCCCCGGTATTGTGAATCCAACGTTCGCAAGCGTAACGTCTGCAGTAGGCGGGCCGATCAGCGAGAAAGTATCTCCCGCAAAGTAAGACTGTGATGAGGGTTGTGTGTATGTTCCTACTGATCCGCCAGCGGGGAAGTTGATGGTTCCCCAGGATGATCCGTTTCTAAATAGCGTAAACGTCGTACTTGCGGCGGCGCCTACTTGCGCGATAGCTTGTGCATAGGGCGCGTTGATTGCGAAAGAGGAATTGCGAGTGAAGTTGAAATAGACCACAACTTGATTAGCCACACCTATCCCACCGCTAATCGCCCCCGCCATAAAAATAAGAAGATCAAATTGGGATCCTGCAGCACCTGGCGCCCCTGGTGCGCCACCGGTACCGCCGGTTCCGCCAGGGCCTGTTCCGCCGCCAGTGCCTGGGTTACCTGAGCTACCTGGAGGTCCTGACGGACCTTGACTACCCGTACCTGGGCCACCTGGGGCGCCAATACCTCCGCTGCCGTTTGACCCGGGTAGACCACCCGCCGCGTTAATGGCGTTCGCAATAGTTGATAGCAAGCCCCCTGGAACATTCTCAGCCGGGATTGGGGCTGTACGAAAAGTGCTTAAGCCGGGACGGTTGTACTGCTTCAGCGTATCCGGTTGCAGCTGCAGCGCCAAAGGGAGAGGCGCACGCAGATAAGGGGATTGCTGCGTCTGGGGATCCGGGATCTGCGGTTTCTGGGCGGTTGAAGTATCAACCGCTTCCCAGCCCTCGAACTCTGGATAGTAATCAGATAGTTTAAGATTAGCCATCAAACCTCAGGGGATTGTTCAATTACACCGAACAAGGTCAATGAAAGTACTTCATTTGGAAACGCTTCTGCTGGGAAAGCAACCTTCACTTGCAGGTGCTCCGCCAGTGCTGGAATTCCTGTCTCTCTAAAGTAGTAAGCATTGCTGAAGAGACTCGTTGGCTGGCCGGCTGCTCCATAAATTTGCCAAGGATAGGCTTGCGCTGACGGGAACGTAGTAAATGTTCCGGCAACTTCATTTAGCAAGAAAGATACGGCTGGCGTTGTTCCTGTCCTAGTTGCCCGAATATTTGCAAAGGTCAATCCAGCGATCTGACCTGGGTTCACCAAGTTTAAGCTGCCCATGGTGAAGAAGCATGAATACGGAACACCGTTATCTGCGTAGGTTCCGAAGTCGCGCTGTAAAACAACTTGGCTAGGTCCGCTTCCTCCCGCCAACAAACGATGCTGGCCGGGAGAGACTTCAATGGACAGCACGGCTTGACAGCCGCCCGTAATCGTAGCGAAAGGAGACCAGACTTGAGTTCCGTTAGGGAACTGAGATGGGTTTAATCTGTACCATCCCGTCTGACCGTCCGCAACGATGATGCAGTTATCATTCCCAGACTCGTGTACGGTTACATACGTTGTGCTTGGGTTGAATAAAGCCAACTTATCTTGGATAGGTCCGCCCATTCTCTGGACGCCGCTGTTAGGATCAAGACTCAAGAATTGACCGTCAGCAGTGAACATATAAATCATGGCGCCTTCTACAGCCAAGGCGTTGTAGTGCAGCAGGCCCACTCCGGGAACCATCGGGCTTGGGAAGAAGGTATCAAACAGAGGGCCGCCCAAGATTGCATAGATATCTGAAGTCAAGAAGATCAAGATACCTGTCGAGGTCGGCACAATATTCGTTACCGGGCTTGGGAACTCAAAGAAGTCCAAAGGATCAAAGGACTCATTCGGATTTCCCGTTAGAACGTCAGGTCCACCGGATACATAAACGAAATTTCCTACCGCGCCCCAAATGCGCTGAAAGTGATACGCCATGGGCTTAAAGCCTGCCGGCGGCGGATTATTCTGGCCGTTGATGGGCGCAGAGATGAACTGATTCAAGGCAGTGTCAGGTGCGTCGTCCGTGGCCGTAACCGTCTGCACCACACCGTTAATGGGCAACTTATTCGGGACTTCGCCTAGGAAGAAGAGATCGCTACCACCGTCCAGCGTGCGCCAGAATGTAATAGTATCCACTTGCGGGTCAGAAGATCCCGGGACCGTCAAGGTATAAACAGCACCCGGGTTTGGTCCGATGATCACATCCACTGGAGACGCGGTTGAGACGTGGCCCGTACCTGAGCCTAGAGGAACACCTAACGCGGGCCAACCAGGTTGACCCGGAACGTAGAAGTTGGGTTGAGCGGTTGTGTTATTAATGTCATCAACTGCTCTAGCGGTGTAAGAATATGCCCAGCTATGGCTGAATTGCGTAGCAAAGCCCGCAGTTATCGCAGGACCAATTAGGTGCCACTGTGCGTTGTGGTCGCTCGTGTTGGCGCCTACTGGAGCTGTTGCCCAGCTAGGTCCCGGAGGGAACGTACTTCCCAATCCTGAATTAACGCAGCCTTGTTCGTTCTGATTTGAATCCAGAACAACCGCGCCCCCGTATTGAACGGCTCCGCCCGGCGGGAACCACCCCAACGCAGGTAGATACCATCTGGTATTCGGAGTCCAACCAGTTCCGCCCCCGACGCATGTCCACGTCACATTGCCGTCTATGATTGAAGCGCCATATGTGGTGCCATAAGCTATCTGATTATTGGGCGTGGCTGACGCCGCGCCGTCTCCCGTTATCGCGGTGCAAACTTGGAAGGTCCCAGTGGTGGGATCACTAATAGCTGAGAATCCCGTTCCGTTAGCCGTCCATGGCGTATACACATTGGTGGGCACGCGGGTTGCGGATCCCAAGTTAAGCCAGACGTTATCTCCGTCTGGTTCCGTAATCGTGTATAAAGTCTTTGACCATGCGGGCTGGGATGTTGACGCGCCTGTTGTTTGAGTCTGTCCTGTGTCGTTAACCCACCAGTAGATTGTTGGAGTCGTAGGAAGACCGTTGTTCAAACTTGAAGGCTCGGAAATTCCCGCAGTAGCATCCAAGTTTCCGTTGCCGCCGGCACCTAGGGTGTTGAACGTTGTGTTAGGCTGCCAAGTTTGTGGGAGACCGCCAGGTGAAAGCGCGAACCAGCGTACTTGGCCGTCTGGGGTGGGTTGTCCTATAGCCTTATTGAAATTTGGGTATGAAGCACCTGATTGGTTCCCGTTCGTAGTGTTGGCTATATAGCAATATTTAGTTTTTGGATCATAGATGATGCAAGGCGCGGCTGCCGTGCCCCCGAAAGACGCATCACTCCAGACGCCTGGTCTCCACGGCACAATAGGCCCGAAGTTTGTCCATAGCCATCCGTTGGGATCCGCGACTGTAGAACCCGGGAACGGAGTCCACTGAGGCTGACCGTTTCCAGTCGTGCCGAAATGCGTTGTGTTTGTCTGAGACGCGTTTACAGAGATGAGCTGCTCAATGTTGTTGTTTTGATCCAATAGCAGGCCCATCGTTGACCACAGCACAGCCGGGCTACCCGTCCAGCTAACTGCGGAAACAGCGCTCTGCACAGGTGTTACAGAAGGCGCAGAAGCTGGTCCTACGATCCCCCAATTTGATACCGTGGCGGATTGAGATGTGCTGGTGGTGGTTGTGGTCACAGATCCAGGAGGCGGATTCTGCGTCGTGCCAGTTGGGTTCGGGGTGGGGATTATGCTCACCACCGTGTTCGTGGTCGTAACCGGCGGTGGCGCAGTAGTCGGAACCGGCGTGGCGCCCGTTGATACTACCGTCCTAACGGCTGCCGTCGCAGCGCTGGTTATGTTGTTAATCCTAGGCGCAGGGCCGGTTCTCGTTGGCGTTCCAGGATGCGGACCTGTAACCGTTGAAGTTGTGGTCGTGGTTGTGGTGCCGCCAGCGGTGGTCGTTGTCGTGGTGACGGTGACAGACCGCAGCGTAGAGAAGATGAACTTCTGAAGATCTGTGCCGTCCCCATAATAAAGTATATCGCCAACGCCCTGGTAGTAACCTTGACCGCCGCCCGGGCTCTTAGTGAAGATCTGCTCTTGGGAAATTGCAAATGTTCTGGCTGGGGGATCAGACTGAATATACGTCGCAACCGGCGTATCAATAACAACTTGAATTCCGTAGCTTAGCGTTCTCCAATCATAGAACCAGTTCGGGGCATCCGGGATCGCATAAGTAGACCACGGAGAAAGTCCCGGGCGTCTAGCTATGGTCAACGCGTTCGTGATTTCCATGTTGCTGCCGTCAATCAAGGCGTCAGGAAAACCACCGTAGAATCTGGAGTAAACAAAGTTGGCTGGATCGTGTAGCGCAGATCGATTAGTGAAAAGCCCTGTCTCCATTCTTGCTACGTGCAGCGCCTTCCCCTTGGAAGGATTTCTAGGCTGTGCGCCTGCCGCTTCTAGCAGTCCTAATGTAGCCATCTCACTCCGTTAATTCTGCCTCTACCATAATCCTAACTAACTCTTTAAACTTAACCTTTGGTTCCCAGCCCAGCACCCGCTTCGCTTTGCTGGCATCCCCCAGGAGTATGTCAACCTCTGCGGGACGAAAGTGCTTGGGGTCCACGACGACGCAAGGGGCCCAACTAATCTGATCGATTCCAAAATATCCGAAAGCCTCGTCCAGGAATTCTCGAATCGTATGTGTTTCGCCCGTCGCCAGCACGTAGTCACCTGGAGCATCCTGCTGTAGCATTCTCCACATGCCTTCCACGTACTCTGGCGCGTAGCCCCAATCCCTGCGGGCGTCTAGATTTCCAAGAGCTAAAGTGTCCTGTTTTCCTTTGATAATTTGTACGACGGCCTTCACAATTTTCCGACTTACGAAGGACTCCCCACGCCTTGGGGACTCATGATTGAAAAGTATTCCGTTGGACGCGTGCATTCCGCAAGATTCCCGGTAATTGACCACGCTCCAGTAAGCGAACAACTTAGCTATGCCATATGGCGACCTGGGGTAGAATGGCGTTGTCTCCGTCTGCGGCGTTTCAACGACCTTGCCGTATAGCTCGCTAGTGCTGGCTTGGTAGAACTTGACGTTCGGAGCGTAATCCCTCGCGGCTTCCAGAAGGCGCATACAGCCCAGGGCATCAATGTCAGCGGTGTACTCTCGAACTGAAAAGCTGGACTGTACGAAGCTCTGCGCTGCCAAGTTGTAAATCTCGTCCGGTTGGGAATCTCTAACGATGTTGCGTAGGCTACCGGTGTCCGCCATATCCCCGTCGTGCAGCACCAGATCGTTCAAGATGTGATCTATCCGACCAGTGTTGTGAACAGATGAGCGGCGAACCACCCCGTGAACTTCATAGCCTTTGCTTAGTAGTAGTTCTGCTAGATACGAGCCGGATTGGCCGGTGATTCCAGTAACGAGAGCCCTCACAAAATCTCCTTAAAAACTTCTTTCCATTTCATCAAGGCCTCTTCGTTGTGCCTCTTATTGTATTCACGTATATTCTGCTTTCTCTCAGCTATCAGCTCAGAACAAGACGGGCTATCAAGAATCCTCTTCAGGTGCGGGAAACTCCAAAAGTAAATGAAGATCTTTTGGTTTTCTTCCCGGTACCAGTCCGATATAGGTGCGGTGCTATCCAATGTCCCAGCCCAATCCCACCAGATGGGCATGCTGGAGAAGAGTCCATACTCTGGCAAAAAGTAAACGGTCTCCAATGCCAGGTTCTCGTAGAACGAACGGCATTGGTGGTAATAAGGTACGTGTAGGATTCCCCGCACATTGGACAGATCCGGAGCACCGTCCTTGTGAACGTGCCTGTATACTGGTATCTTGGATCTTGCTATTCCGTCCTTTACCCAGTCATAGCTTTCATTACACTTGTTAACCAGGAAAAGCTCGTTCTCTTTTATGGGGATCGTAACCTTGCCGCCGGTAGCAAAGATAAGAGGCTCTACAATGTCCAGCGTAAAGCCCAAAAGATCTCTGGTGTACCGCACATCAATCTCGGATGACGCAAAGAACTTCACATTGGGCCGGTTAACCGCCTCTCTGAGAAGCGCGTAATAGTCTTCCAAGTCTGAACTGCAAAAATCAAAACGGAAGAAGAACCAAACATACAGAGGTTTCTTCCAGTCATTCTGAAGGAATATTCTGGACAGGTTCGCCAAATGAGATATGAAGATCGCGTCAAAGGATTCATAATACTCCTTATGCTTCTCCCAAATCTCGTTGGATACCTTGGCGGTCACATCCCAATAAAGTAGTGTCTGAGTCTCGCCCTGCATGCCCAGCTGCAAGCACAGCTGCTTAAAGTGGTCTTCGAACCAGCCAGGGGATGAAGTCAGATGCAGAACTTTCATAGATTCAATTTGGTTTTTATCCACTCCGTCTTCTTTACGTGGTACTCTGGTGAGCGATAGTTCCAGTTGGACGCCCGAAGATAGTGAATCCCGACGGGCTTGTCTTCTATCGCCAGGATTTCATAATCCGCTGGATGAAAATCCACATCTGGATCGTCCGGCCTATGCCACTGCTGTATGAACGTAGGGTTGATCTCTGGGTGCGCTTTCAGATAAAAGAACGTCTGACCGCCAATGTCCGTTGCAATCCCGTTCACTAGACTACCCCACCAGTTAATGCTTCCTGGATCCGGTAGTCTCTGCATGTCTGCCAGCACCATAACGTCATGAAGATGAACGCCGCCCAAGTTGGGGCGGGTCTGGGGCGCGAAACACAGTGGAGTCTTTTGCAGATAATCCGTTAACTTAATCGGGCGGTCAAAAAACACATCCGGATGAAGCAGGCAAATCGCTCCGGTTTCCTTCATGATGTGGTGCTTCCAAGTATAGAAACACCCGTAACAGCCCGCGCAATTAATGTTGCTCCAAGAACCATGGGTATTGAACACCGTGCAAGACTTCTCCGCCGCATTACAAACGGCTTCCAGCTCGGGGTCCCTTTCAACATTAAAGACTTGAACGCCCGCTCTGTGGCAGGCGTCTTCAATAGGTTGGTGCTGATCCTTGTGATCAAATGACGTATTGTTCAGGATTGTATACGTGAAATCTTCCTGGATGTGCTTCTGGAAAGATTTCATCTGCAACTCAATCAAGTCAGCTCTATTCCCAGTGAACGCGAATATGTTGATCACTGCAGAGCCTCGTGAATGGTTTGTGAAATGTACGCTACGTCGTTAAACGAAAGCCCTTGGTGTATCCCGATCATAAAGCCGTCCTGCGCTAGGCACTGAGATACCGGGTACTCCGCATCCAAGCCCGGGAACAGCCTTTGATACACGGGCTGGCTGAGTAACGGGAATAAGTAGCGTGTTTCAATTCCACGCTCTTCCAGATACAGAAGAAACTTATCCCGATCTATGTCCGGCCTGAGCACCGCAGGGAACATCATGTGGGAATGTTCGAATCCGTCTGGCGCGATCTGAAGATGCAAATACTCTAATGCCACGAGATCAAATAACTCCGCCGCCAAGTGCTGGGCATTCTGGCGCCGGCGCAGGACATTCTCGTCCCAACGCTCTAGCTCGGACAACGCGATAGCTGCTTCCAACTCCGTAGCCCTGTAGGAGTAGCCCACGCGGTCAAACTTGAAACGTCGCTCGATGATGTTCTGAAGCCCTGAACCGGATAGTCCGTTATCCGCGTCAATGTTTGTGTAAATAGAGTCCCGGCCATGGGCCATTAAGCTCTTGCAGATCTCAGCCAGGTGGTCATCATTGGTGGTAACAAGACCGCCAACGCCGCCGACAATCAAGTGATTTACGTAGGTAGAGAACGTACCGAAACTGCCAAAGCTTCCCACGGGCTGGCCCCAAATCCTGGATCCAACCGTTTCACAGGAATCTTCCAATATCTGCATTGAGTGCGCCCTAGCGATCTCTTTAATCCGGATCATATCCGCTGGCAATCCGAATAAATGCACAGGGATTATTGCTCTGGTTCTGGCCGTGATATGACGCTGAATTTTATTAACGTCAATATTGAATGTATACGGGTCAACATCCACGAACACCGGCTTTAGATTGTTCTGAAGCACTATGTTGCTGGTTGCAATGAACGTAGTAGCGGGAACTAGAACTTCGTCCCCGTCCTGGTATCCGTAGAATTCCTTAAGGGCGGCCAAGGCGACCTGCAAAGCACTGGTGCCTGAGTTCATGAAAATTGCATGCTTGCAATCATGCAGGGCACCAAACTTACGCTCGAATTGATCCGTGTACTTCCCCCGGCTTAACCGGTTGCTGTCTAAAACATCGTTAACGTATTGCTTTCCTTTCTCCCCCATATTTAGGGTTCCCAACGTGATATTCATTCGTTTCCTTAAATAGTGTAGTTTGCGCTGAACGATCTGCCGCTGATAGGATGGGATCGCTAGTGGGCCACTTAATCCCAACGGAATCCCAACGAAGGACTTTTTCTTCGCCGCGATAGCTATCGCACTTGTACTGAACTTCGGTGTTGTCCTCTAGAGCACAAAAGCCTCTGGCAAATCGCCCCGGAGCCCAAATTTGATATCTGTTTTTGTCGTCAACCAACGCTATGTGATACTGCAGAAATGTGGGGGAGTCCAAATCTATATCAACGGCAACCATAAATGCGCTACCGCGAGTAACTCGGATCAACTTGCCCATGGGCGGATTTTGATAGTGTAATCCGCGAATAACATTCTTCGCTGATCTAGAGTGTAGTTCTCGAACGAACTTGGGCAACCCAAGAGCAAGCATCTCTTTTTCCTGATACGGAACAGAGAGAAACCCACGCTCATCTTCAAATGTTGGAGAGGAGATTACCTTGACGTCACCGTTAAATGCTTCAGTCACGATCTCAAACATAGAGACTCCGCTGCCAGTCTATTGTTCTCTTCAGCCCTTCTTCCAGCGGAATGAAGCTTCTCTTCCCAAATTCCGTTTCAATCCTGGAGATATCCATACTGACCACTTTCGGAGCCCCGTTCATCTCGGTCTCTTCCAGTGGTATGGATAGTTCAGCGCCGGTAAGCCAAGCGATATGACTAGCCACGCCAGCCATGTTGGTTACGGATCGTCCACCGACGTTGTAAACGGGATGCTTGCCGTGCAGGCAAACCTGCCAGAGCATCTGCATGGCATCGCTGATATAGCAGAACGTTCTGGGCTCACGTCCGGAGAATTTCAATTCAATTCTGTTTTCAGTAAGTGCTTGGCGGATGAACTGGCTCATAGCCCGCTGATCATTCTTGCGCGTGCCCGGGCCGTACGCCAAGGACAGCCTGGCAGACTTCGCTTGAACTCCAGCTTGACGGTAGGCGTTAATGATTGCCTCTCCGCAACGCTTGCCTTCAATGTAGCCGGCCCTTGGGTGTAACGGTGTGGTGTTCCCAATAGAGGACTCTGTCACCAATCCGCCTAGACCACTGTAAACTTCGCTCGAGCTTATAAAGAGGAACTTCCCGCCCGGCCTGAGCTGATCCAAAAGCGTCTGGGTGAGAGTGGTGTTAATCCGGATAGTCTCCGCAGGGTTGGCCGTAAAGAGAGCGGGCTGGGCGTATCCAGCTGCGTGTATGATAACGTCCGCTCGGTGGTGATATACATCCACGTTATCAATCTCGATGCTTCCCTCAATGGCAATATCCCGTGTATACGAAGCAGGCTCTGAATGGCAGTCACCGAATACCTCGATGTTCATTCCCGCCTTCTTCAAGCATGCCAACGAGGCCAGGAAGTGCGTACCAATCATTCCGGTTGCACCCGTAACTAAGACCGTCTTATTGTCTAGAAAGGAAAAGTCCAGCGCGTTTGCTACGTATTTAGCGTCTTCCCAAATAACATCAGACATTAATGTGTTCCTTTATTCTCGCTCTAATATTGTCTGCGGTTAGTCCGCATGCTTCATCTTGCTCTTCTATTGTTCCATAAGATGTCAGAAACTTTCTAGGAACGCCTATTGAATGGATCTCAGCCTGGCCCACGGCCTTCTGAATATCATAGGACATCGTCCCTTCATAGAAGGGCTCAACAACCACGATCTTCTTGGAGACGTTCTGTAACCAAGCTGGGTTAAACTCTGCGGCCCAGGTGTGGTAAATGACGGCAACATTTAGATCGACGCAAGCCTCGAGTACTCTATCCAACATTGGCCCGAAAACTACAACGGTGCCTTGTGTCCCGGCCCTGAGGATCCCATTCATGTGACAGTCCGCGTTAGAACGCTCGCTAAGCCTGAAGTACGTTGGCTTGCCGTTGGCGTATACAGTTTTGAATGCCGCGTCAAATTCCCTTGAATGGCCGGGAACTGCAACCCGCATTCCTGGGATCGTCTTCAATGCCTGGACGTCGCCCGGGCAGTGATGCGTACAACCAAGCTGGGAGTAATCATAAGATCCGCCAATGCTGATGAAGTTGCCCCCAAGGCCTTGGTACCCGAAGTCAACCTTCAGCTGCTCTAATGCCCGCTCAACCATGAACGGTGCAATCGTGTGGAAGACCGGGATCATCCCCTCAATGGCTAAGCCGGCGGCCAAGCTGATGCTAGCCTGCTCGAGAATACCAATATTGTAGACGCGCTTAGGGAACTGTTTGAATGCTTCACGGAAGCCGTACACGCCAATGTCCCCCAGTAACAGGACAACGCGTTCATCATTCTTCATGGTCTCAAGGACCGTTTTAACTAGCTGAGCCCTCATGATAGCTCCTGAAGTATCTCAGCTAGTTCAGCTTCATTTGGGTGGCGGTGGTGCCACTCTGGCAAAGCCATACGAGCGCACCCAAATCCTTTAACCGTCACAGCAACGACAGCAACGGGCCTCGCTGGGCGGTAGTCCAGGGCGTTGTAAATATCCAAATGGCTGTGTCCTGATACGCACGCTGCGGAGAATCCAAAGCTGCTAAACTTCTCCGTTAGGAGTTCCAAATTCACAGCTCTATCCGTGCTGTGGTTGTAATCCGCGATCACGAACAGATTATCCAATTTGTGGTGGGCCGCAAGCAGGCAAGATTCCCAAATGCTACCTTCGTTACACTCTCCGTCCCCGACCAAACAATAGACTCTGCCGGACTCACCTTTGATCTTCTTGGCTAGGGCCATGCCCACGGCCATGGGCAGCCCATGCCCTAGAGAACCAGTTGAGGCTAGGACGCCTGGCACCTTGTTGCGATCCGGATGCCCGCCAAGGATGCTGTCTTTCTTCCCGTAAGATTGACCGGGGCTGATGATGCCCTTCTTTTCCAACACGGCATACAGTGCCAAACAACCGTGTCCCTTACTGAGAATGAATCGATCTTCTGCTTGGAGAACTTTGTCATATAGCGCCCAGACGATATCCAAAATTGATAATGCGCTGGGGATGTGACCGCCGCCCATTTGGACGATCCGTCTTCTTAACTCTTGCATTCATTCCGCTTTACCGACTTTCCTGGGCTAACTTCACCGCTTCAAGAATGGTGTCGATCTTATTGAGATAGGTGTGTTTCTGTGCTACTTCATCCATCAAGTCATGAAGCGTTTTCAACGTATGTGGCAGCTGAGCCCGTGCATCGAAAAACAATTGATAAGCGTCTGGATTATAAATCAGACGGCCCTTAAAGAAGTCCTGTGCAAACCTGTTGTTGGTCGGGACCATCTGTCCATAAGATAAATTTTTGAAGACCCGGCATGGGATATACCCTACGCTGCAATGGTACGCGTTACTGATGGCCGGCGCCATGTAGGAGTCTCGAATCAAGCGAATGTTCTCTTGGATGGGGACCGGCGGGCCGCCGCTGTATCCGCCAAATCTCCTGAACTGAATGCCGTTTTCTTCGCAAGCCCTCTGAAACGGGTTGGTCTCCGTAATGGATGACCCAACGTAGTTGACCACCTTACTTTGATCACGGAATGCCGCCTTGGGCTTGTAAGCTTCTATCTCGTGAGGCAGAAGATCCGTTCCCCAACGAAATACTACGGCGTCATAAGTCTCCCAAGGCTGCGGGAAGAAGTAACTATCCTGGGATAGCTCTATGACGTTGCTGGGTAGCTGTATCGTGTTTACGTACAAACCGTAGTTCAGCGTGGGATAATCAACCAAATATTCCTTGGCTAACACTTCCATGTTGTGGCAGACGTAGAAGCAATCCTGCCGTCTGGGCATGCCGTGAACGGCCTGCTCCATGGTGATGAAGAGAGTGTTTGTGAAATCGATCTGGGAAATATTATCTTGATTGTCCAACCACAGAACCTGCCGGTCAGAATATCGATACTTAAGAGCCCGATAGAATGCTTCGTGGATGTGGCCGAAGGTGTTGTAGTTTATTGGATGCTTGAAGCCCCAGACACAAAAATTAGCCGTATTGATATTCACAGCTTTATCCACCTTTCAGGAACTATTTCTTCTTTGATCGTATCCGTTGCAAACCATTGCTTGGGGGCCACCACAACTTTGCCCGGGCGATCCGTAAGCCATGCGGCCCACCAGGAGTAGGATGAGTTGACGATGACCGAGCCCTTGCAAGCGGCCATTAGCTGCATATCTTCGTACTTGTTGTTGTGCTCTACAACCTTGAAATCTTTGAAGCCCTCATGGGCTTTGCACCACTCTGGCTCGTCTGAGAATACGTACACCTTAGCGCCCGGGAAATACTCAAGGGCTCTCTGGTAGTAATCCGGCTGGGGCATGCCATGAAACTGCTGAGACTCCAGGTAGTCCTTCCTGCGTACGTGCAGGAACACGCTATTTGACGCTTCAATCTCTGACTTCAAGATGTTGGCGTATACAGACAGCGGAGTCCTAAAGGTGAATGCCTTTCGTACGTCAATGCCCTCGAAATACTTCTCCGTCTGGAAGTAGCCAACGATGGTGCTGCCCTCGTCCGGCTGGAGCAGGCTTTCATGAAATCCAAGATCACTGCCCTCATAGATAAACTTCTGCGTGGGCGCGGCGATACACTGATCTCCGAATTCTGCTAGAGAATACTCCCGGTGCGTTCGCTCGATGAGATGGGATCTATCAAAGCCTACTTGATGCCCACGGGCCTCTAGTGCCAAGCCGTAGGCTCGTTGGAACATTTGATTTGACATCCCACCAAGTAGCCTAATGACGATCATGCGTACACATCCGGGTGCAACTTCTTCATATTCTCAAACAATTCTTCATGCTGCTTAGCCAGCTTAGTAGCTCTGGATTCACCCAAATGATGACGATAGTGGAAAAGGGGCTCATTGAGAGCTGCGTGTTCCCACTCCTGCTTCAAAACCCCGATCCAAAGATTCCAATCTTCGTGGGTATCTTCGTGAAAGCCGCCCGCCCTCTCAAATGCTTTGTATCGCACTAGAGAGCATATTGGGATTGTATTCTGATACTTGATAGATTCCAATGTAGCGGGCTCCGCTCTGACAACTGAATCAGAGCTATCCGCAAAGACGTGCATGTCAGTGGAGACGATGCCCACGTTGTTTGTCATCAAAGGAACTGTCTTTTCTAGAAAGGTAGAATCAATCCAATCATCGCCATCAAGAAACAATAAAAGGTCGCCGGTAGACTCTTCAACGGCCTCGTTGCGGGCTTTAGTCACCCCAACGTTTGCTGCCTTCTGAAGAAGCTTAATCGTACCGTTCGGATTGCATACCAGGGCGTCCTTGTTTTTCCTTTTTTGAAAACCTGGGTTCGTCCAAATAAGATCACACGTTGACAAAGCTATGTGTGAACCCCCGCCTTGGTCCGTTGAGCCGTCATCCACTAGGATGATCTCTAGATTCTCATACGTCTGCTGCATTGCTGAGCGTATTGTCCACGCCAGAGTCAAGCTGTTATTGTAGAACGGTATGATTATAGAAACCTTCATGGCCTTTTCCAGAGTTTGTGTTTCTTAACGAACGCCACACCCGACCACTGAGCTGGCGGTTTACAAACTATGGGTGCGTCTTTGCGTTCGCCTTTCTCTAACGCTAACAATTTCGGCTTGAGTTCTCCGAGTCCCGCCTCCTTCCATTTATCGGTGTAGTACGCAGGGTTCGTTGAATTAGGCTTCATTTCCGGATAGCAATACTCCGGTGTCAAGACCTTTGCCGGCGGATTGTCATAGAGATACCTATTGTAGACGCTCTCATCGTGCCATACGGGGACAATGCCCCGACTGGCGTCGATGTCGATGTTCTCTTTGAGCGTCTTGGCCATCTCCAAGAACGCGGAAGCTTTTCCACCCTGGAAGCCGCCGCAGAAGTACTTGTTCTTAGCACTGTGTGGAATATATGCTCTGGATTCAGAGCGGCGTTCCGGCGTACCAACTGTACCAACGAAGCCGGGATGCAAGGTGGCTGTAATGCCGTCTGAGAAGATCTCCTGCCCTACGGGCGCCACAAAGAGCATGTCCACATCACAATAAAAGATCTGATCAAAACTGGATAGATCCGCTTCCAAGAACCGGTGGTACCTGTGCAGTGTTGCACCCGGGAATCCCTCGTGTTTTGTCGTATAGAAGTGGAAAAGATCAACCCCTTCAGGTACAGGCCCGTCCGACCAAAGAACAGGTGTATGCGGAACGAAAAACTGTTTAGCAGAAGCTAACAAGGGCGCCACGTATTGAATGTAATCCCCGGTTGCAATTAAAACCAATGCCGTGTTCATTTAGGAAAGCCAGACCATTGACGGGTTACGTGAGCCGGTCTTCGGGTAACGGGCGGGGCCTGCTCAGGGTCTCCCCACTCTCTACCAGACGGCTTTCCGTTGCTGTGCGCTTCCCTGATCTTATCCGGCGTAGGACCGTACCCTACCGCCTTATTAAAATGCCATGTGTGTTTGTTTCTTAAATCTAAATCCTTGGCTTGGATATCACCGCTCTTGAGTAGCGGGCCCATAACCTGACCAACGAAAAGATCCTCGGCCCAGCTCAAGGGCGTAACTGGTATAACAGCTTCGGCGGCCTTCCTAGAAAGAAAGTAGCCGTATCCACCGCTAGCCCACGCATGGCAAGGATCAATTACGTTCCCGCGCCCGTCGTTGTAGCGGAATGTAGCACCCATCTGGGCGCCTACGGGCCAATAACTTATTTTTCCGGCGTAGTCTACGGCCTCGTAGCCTAGACCAAACGTGGAGGGAAGAACAAAGGTGTCGCAATCACAAAGGAAAATATGCGAAGCTTCCGTCTTAAGAAACCACTGTAGGATCGCCTTTGTCTTGTAAGGGAGTTCCCAGTAGCCGTCTGGACAATCCAAACCAATTTCATCTACGCCGCCAGATTCCCCGCCCATAAAAAAATAAAGGGCATGCGGGAGATTCCCGCCCCAGGTCTCCCGTATCGCAGAGTGAAAGCCTGCTTCACGGTCTCGCTGGCACGACTTTATTCCCACCATCAGACTCATAGTCAATTTGCCCCGTTCCTAGTACATACTGTTTAACACCTCTGCGATCAAAACAGGGGCGCTCTTTGCTACGGGCCCGATTACGATACTGCGTATATAGTTCGCTGTCAGCGCCTTGCTGCGGATCAATACTGACGCCTGGAACCCAACCGACCTTATATCCTGCTCGCTTCAAATCCAGGAACCATGAACCGTGCTCCCCGCCGCCTATGCGGACATCGTTATCCCAGCAGATCTCGGTGCGCTGCTCAATAACATCCTCAACTAGATCTGAGTACTTTGACTTCCAGAATACTTCCTTACGAACCAAACAATAATTGACGGTCAGGTCGCATTCAATGAAGGGCAGCCCCAAAATAGACCGCTCATGTAAAACAGGGTGCTCTCGGACGAGCCCTTCGTCCTCATAAAGATAAAACTCATACGGCATGTTTCTGACGCGTCCGCTGGCTACGTCTAAATGCGGGTAGGTGTCTAAGACTTCTTGAAGCAGCTCAATGCCCGCTGCGGCAGAGGGCGTAAAGTCAAAATCGTCCGAACCAATGAGCAAGTACGGGCGCTCGACAGCGGAGTCCACGATTGCGTTCGACATGGCGCCGAACCCAGCATCAAAGGGCATCCAAATAACTTTATGCCCATCACGTTCGAGATCAGCGTAAACATCGTTCTTCTCTCGAGTGGTGTCTCCGCAATCCGCCACTATAATTTGGGCTTTAGGGAGATTCCTACGAATGCCCTCAATACAGCGAAAGAGCTTTTCGTCTCTAAGGAACGTCTTGATTCCTATGGTTATTGTCTCGAACATGGTAACGGCTCAAAGTCCCTAGTAAATCTATTGTTGCGATCAGTAGTTGAAAGCATATGTCTCAATCGTGCAATCCTGTACTGAATTGATCCGCCGGTGTTGTCCCACCCGTCGTAATGATTATACGCTCTAAAGCCAATATGCGAACATTTTGGAGTCTCGGGATACCTAACCTGAAGACCGTAGAATTTAGCAATCCTGCGTATCATGCCGTCATCCAGATCACTCACTTCATCCATTACACCCCACTGCTTTTCGTAGTAGGCCCGGCGATCCGCGAACATCTCATCATTAATGTGTGGTACAACCAAGTTAAGCATATCCCGTTTGAAACAAGAACCGGGGTTCGTGTATTTGTTGTAGCCCGGCATATGATATCTGCCGCACGAAGCAAGTACACCTAAGTACGCCGTATTCCGCTGGGCTTCATCATGCCAGTCAAAATAGTCTTTATCCACGCATACGTCTTCTTCTATGAGGTAGATTCTATCTGCGCCGGATTGATAGCCTTGCTTCAGGGCGTTTAGGATGTTCCACATGCCGCTGGGAACTTCCACATGAGGGCCGGCGCGGAAGATCATCGCGTCTGGGTAGTACTCATCGCGTACATACTCCACGTCTTGCGTACGATCTTCTGTATTAAAGGGGTGTGTCGCGTCCAAGAAGATCCGAACATCTAAGTTCTTGCGGCCCGTACGATCTAGATGCTGCAACGCCAAGGCCAACATCTCAGGGCGGTTCTTCGTCGGCATCACTACGCATTCTTTAAACATATACTGCTTGTCCTTTGAAGACCAATCTCCTAGCCGTATCAGCGGTAACAGCCTCGCCCTTCCCGCTGCCCTTTCTCCGGATGAGAACGTACCCGGATTCAAACTGCACGGGTTCTTCCTCTTTATTTACGGGGATCTCTGAATTGTCCGTATTAACTCGAATGGATTCATCCCGTAAAACGTACTTTTTATACATCAATTCCTGCCACTTGGTTCCAGGATTATATCGCGTACGATACGGTATAGTCGGAAAATGAAACGTTCCAAATTCTAAAGCATGCGGGACGATCCCGTTATCAAAAGCAACTTGTCCAACAAAGCGATCTTCGTCGGTTACCGTGGGTTCCGTCTTAACGGCCAATTCAGCCAACTTCCTGGAAACAAAATACCCGTATCCCCCGTGGCAGAACAAAAAGGGCCGTCCGCCCCGGTTCGGGGCTATCTTACCAGAATATTCCGCATTCTGGAATTTGGAATGCAAAAGAAGATCCGGTATGGCAAAGGTATCATTATCCGCTAGGAATGTAAACTCATATCCTTGGGCCAGAGACCACTCTAGAATCTTCCTGGTCTTCTTGGCTAAACCCTGATAAGAGTCGTCCACGTTTAGGTTGATTTCATCTTGGAATTGGGCAAAGCTACCCGTGGGCTCCTGACCGATAAAGAACCGCAAGTCCTGGACATCCTTGCCCCAGGACTCGCGGATTGCTTGGTGAGATAAATTCTGCATATCCCGGGCGCATGATTTGATAGCGATGAGAAGCATTATTTAATGCACTCTCCAGTTAGTTCCGTCGTAAACTAATAATGAGCCCGTCCCGGAACCCGCTGCAATAGAGCCCCAGGTCGTTCCTAGATCTTGCGGACCCTTGGCATCGGTGCAATAAATCATAGCTCCGGCAGATGGGGTTGGTAGGCTAGCAAAAGCAACTTGTCCAGGGTATACAACGTCACCGAAACTTACTTGCCCGAGACCGGTCTTGATAGCGTAAGCGCCAGATACAGTTTGATCAGCGATGTTTACCCCGACAATTGTCCCTACTGCGCCGGTGGTGGCCAAAGCATTGGCGATATGTACACCGTAAACATTGGTGGCTGAAGCGGCTGAATTCACCGTTATAAAATCTACTACGAATCCAACAATCGTAGTTACTGAAGAGCTTCCATCCACTGATGGAGAAGCAAGATACGATGCGCATCTTTGTACGACACCGGAAACAACTACAGGATCGCTCTCAGCCCCAAGAAATGAACTCATATTAACTGTGGTTTCCGGATAAAGTGCGAGGGCTGGAACACCATCTGCGAGAGCGCGAGAATCTATTTCAATATATAGATCGCCTCCGCTGGAAATCCCACTAGCGGATAAAGTAAGAGGTACATTTATTTGAGCGCTACTATTTTGATTGAACTTCGCCAAAAGTGTAGTGTGATTATTGAGAGTTAATACAGCGGAATTACTAGCGTCTCCAGTTACAACCAGGGCTACTCCCGTCCCCGCCGCTACAGTCAAAGCCACCCCCGCCCCGGTGGGAGAAATGCTGGTAAGACCAACATTACTTACAGCAAAAACTTCGGTATTTGAAGAGTCCCACAACTGCACCAAGGTTGGGGTTGTAACGCCTTGAGACGAAATAAATAGCGAACCGGGATCCAATGAAAGGAATCCCGGATTACCGTTGTTATATTCTAAATAAAGGCCTATCCCCCCGTCATGTCCTTCATCATAAAAAGCCGCCCCTTGGTTGCTACCTGAATATCCATTTGCGTACAAGTCCAAAATATCAGAAGAATGGGCGTCCCCCGTTGCTGTAATAACTACCCCTCTTCCTGTCGGGGCTAAAGATACGAGACCGTTAACAAAATCAGCAGAAGAGCCTGGAATATCAGAAAGCGTATCCGCACCGCTTGCTCCAACCAAATGAGACGCAGTGACCGTCCCGCCTATCGAACCCCCGCCACCGCCGCCGCTCGCACCTTTACTGGTAATTTGACTCTGAGATATTCCTAGATTCGCCATCAGCTTAGCTCCGCTACATTCACGGTGCCAGACGTGGCGCAGACAGCATAAACATCGCCCTTCCATCCGTCTGATATGAACGTACCACCAGTGCCATCGTTCGCTGTGGTGCAGCCCGCTAGTGCAACGTGATACGCTGTAGTACTCGGCTGTGATTGTCCTAACGCTAAATAGATCACGGTCGTCCCCGTGTTCGTTATGATGCATTCGAAGCGCAAGGGATTCGCGGCTAGGATCTTCGCAGCAGTCGTAACCGTAATTGGCAACAAGGCTAGAGAACTTCCGTTACGGAAAGGATCCGTAATTACTAGTAGATTGCCAGTTGAATTGTTAGGATTACTTTCCATCTATGTAGTTGCGAAGCTCTGCGATAGCTGCATGAATGTCGGCCATCCACGGTTTCTTGTTTCCCACCATCGCGGCGCGTACATGATCATCAACGGACTTCGGATCAAAGCTTCTTCCAGGCTCACCACGGTCGCCTTTGGCGCCCTGTGCGCCTTGATCTCCCTTATCGCCTTTTACGCCCGGGGCACCTGGAACGCCTTGATCGCCTTTTGGCCCTTGCGGTCCTGGAATGTTTGAAACTCCGGGGTCACCTTGATCGCCCTTAGTGCCTGGATCACCCTTAAGGCCCTGCTCGCCTCGATCACCCTTGCGTCCGTCAAGACCTGGAATTCCCGGTTCGCCTTGATCACCTTTTTCACCCCTATCGCCTTTTTCTCCGATATCGCCTGGATATCCCAAATCACCCTGAGCGCCCTTTACTCCTTGAATGCCTTGATCGCCTTTCTCGCCGCGCTCACCTTGATCACCCTTGGGGCCTTGCGGGCCCGGCACATTAGAGACCCCGGGCGCACCCTGAATACCTTGATCGCCCTTCGCGCCTTGTACACCTTGATCGCCCTTCTCGCCCTTGGCGCCATCTCTTCCCTGAACACCCGTCTTGCCCGCAGGCCCCTCGACGCCGCGTCTGGAAATGTGCGTCTTCCTGTACTCGGCCATCTCAGCTCTTAGTTCATCTATTTGAGATTGCAGATCCATTTGTTCCTCTTAGGCTAAGATCGCCCACTCCATTGTTGCGCCCGGGACCGCGTATGACACCAACGCTTCCGGCGTTGTTCCAGTTGCCGCCGCTTGCGGAATGTTAGCGTTGACCAACACGAATGAGAACGTCGTGTTTGTGACCGCTGTGATAAGCTGCGTCGTTACATTGAACAGCCCGGCGTTGTTAGTGATGCCCGTAGTCGTAACCAGTTGGCCCACAGAGAAGCCGTGGTAGTTCTGCGTGGTCAGTGTGGCCACGTCATAGAGCAAGGACACTTGGGTAACAATATCACTCTGTATGGTGATGTCAGATGAAAAACTCAACGCGTTAATTCCGGCGTTTCCGTTGGGAAAGGTCATCGTAACTTCCGCGCCCGGCGGCAGAGGTAGAACGGTCTCGCTCATTCCGCCGATAGGGGTCCAAATAACATTGATGACCGCCGCGCCACTATTCCTCATATAGATGAATGAGACGCCGCTGGTCGTTGCAGTGGCTACGTATTCCTGCGCCTGAGATATATCCGCGTGCGTCACGGCTACCGTGAACTGATTACTGGTAACGTTTAGTATCACTTGATTCGTGATATTGAAAGCGGAACCGTTCACGCAGTTTATTACACTTACGTTCTGTCCTGCGGAAAGCGGCGTTCCAGAAATCGGGGGAACGAAAGTGTACGTGGCGATGCCGTCTGCCAAAAAGGTATCTACAATCTGAACTGTGTTGCCGCTTCCGTTGGCTGGCAAGGTGATCGTAATACCACCTGGCGGAATGTAGTCGTATGTCGCAGTCTTCAGCTCATTGCCAAAAACAGGGAATGTCTGGTTCTGGCGGTTATAAACGGACTGACCATTGGCGTTGGTTAACGTCGCGGTGATTACTACGTTTCCTGTAATTTGAGACATCTAATCCCCTTATGCCTGGGCATGCGCCTGCACAGCTTGCTGTGTCTTCAATTGATTCAAAAGCTGGTTCATATCAAAGTTCATGTAGGTCTGGGCGAATATAGCCTTATCCATCTCCTGCAGACCGGTTGAGCGGGCCAATAGCCGCGCTGCGCCTCGAGCGATATACTGTTGCCCTCTGGGATCCTGGTAAGCGTCCATGTAGTAGCCCAAGCAAAGATTGTTGTACACGTCCGAGAACGCATCAGGGATGGGCGCCCAAGTGTTGGACACGGATGTGAACTGCGTGGACAGCGACTGATACGTTACGTAAATCGTGTATACGGCGTCCGGAGTAGCAGACAATCTCCAGACAACGCTTGATCCTGTGTTCTGATAAACGCAAAGCGCTGAAGGACGCGCCTGAACCACGGAATGAACTAAGGACTCCTCGTTCAAGATGTCCGTAAGCTGCCAAGTATTGCCGCTGCCGTCCGCAACAGATGCCTTCTCCACGAATCCGAGAGTAGTAAGCGCTGCGGTATAATCCGATGTGCCCTGAACGGTCGTGATGGTGGTATCAGCACGGTTAAAGTTCCAAGTAAAGGGCGCGGCTAGAATGATGTTCTTCACGACGTTGGCAATACCAATGATTGGACCGTTGTTGATACCGATGTTCGCAGCCGTATACCTGCAGTATGGCTGAATAAAATCAATTGTAGTCTGTAGAGTGTTAGCCATTACTGCTCCTTATGCCTGGCCTTCAGCTTGAACGCCCTGCTGAGATCTTATTTTTTCCTGACTCATATCTAAATTCATGTAGGTCTTCGCAAATATGATCTTGTCCATTTCCTTTAAACCAGTTGAACGAGATAGTAGTCTTGCCGCGCCACGGGCAATAAACTGCTGCCCTCTGGGATCTTGACAAGATTCCATGTAGTATCCCAGGCAGAGATTGTTATATACGTCTGAAAAGGAGTTCGGGATCGGGGCCCAGGAATCAGTTACGTTTACGAATTGCGGGGACTCAGTCTGGTAAGACATGGTAATGAGGTACGCAGCATCCGGAGTCGGGGATACTCTAAGAAGAGCATAGGGTGGGTTGGCGCCATTGTTGCTTAAAAAATTTTGGTAGACACAAAGTCCTGACGGGCGCCCTTGAATCGTAGTAGCGTTAAAACCACCGATTACTGCTCCCTCGTTTATGATGTCCGTAATCTGCCATGTGTTGTTGCTGCTGTCCTGCACTGAAGCTATTTCTACGCTGCTAATTGCAAGCAGCACATTAAAGTTGTTTAATGCGGAGTAATCCGTTTGACCCGGGATCGTCTCAAAGTTGTAAGTATTGCGATTGAAGCTCCAAGTAAATGGCGCAGCCAGAATAATGTTCCGCACGATGTTACCAATGCTGATCATGGGCTCGTTACTTACGCCGATATTTGCGCCCATGTACCTGCAAAAAGGCTGAATGAAATTGATCGTGTTTTGTAAGGTGTTAAGAGCCATAAATTAGTCTCATTGAAGCGGGTAGTTAAACGGCCAGAACGGCCCGGCGAAAGTGCCGTTAGAACGACCGCCGCCCATGATTCCGCGCTCAGGTGTAAACCGGTTCTCTTCCAATTCACGATCCTGAAGCGCACGTAGATTAACTAGGCTCTTCTGCCAGAGTGCATAGTTCTTCTCGAACTTTGCTTGGACCTTGGCGTCGGTGGAATACCGATAGCATTGCGCGATAACGCCCTGGCGGAAGTAGGGTTCATACTTATCCGGAAACGGAGCAAGTGTCTGCTTCAATACCGTTCCAACAGCCTGTGAACTCTGATAACTGAAATTCGGGGCGGGCATCTGACCCACGAGCCTGAATTGGAATACAACGCCTAGCTGGGAAGGGACGGGCAAAAGTCTGATACCGGTTCCATTAGGATCAACTACAACCCACTGCGTGGTAGCTCCAGAACCAGGTGTAGCAAGTGTTCCAGGAGTTGCATTGGGGGCAGCAAGCGGAGCGGTACTCCCTTCTGTGCCGTACGTGTAAAGTGCAAGTAGGTTGCCGTTGGCATCTTGAATCTGAGTGATCGGGTTGCTGGTCTGCTCTAATTCCAACAGGGGGTTCGTATATACAGATCCCGGGCCTGGATCATTCCCCAAGCTAGATGATCCTGTAAGAGTGGCGCCCCAGGTGCCGTAATACATCAAACTGTTCGGAAGTGTGTTAGCGGTGAAGACAGGGTTATTCCACATACCAATCTGAGTAAGAGAACCAGTGGCCTGTGTCTGCTCACGGCCACATTCCACATATCCCCAAGGCTTTGGCAGCGTGTTGCTAGTGAATTCTATGCAGATACCGCGCTCGAGCCATTCAACGTTAAAGAAGCTGGAGCCGTCCGCGTTCAATAAAACATAGTCCTGCTGAAAGCTGTTTGTATAAAATAGTGGTAGGTTGACTTCGTTCCACTTATAAGGGAAGGGCTGGGAAAAGATTTCATTCATAACATCTGTGCAGATCGTGATGAACGGCTCAAGCTGATATCCGCTCGCAGTATTTAGAACAGCGCTGACGTCGCCAAGAGGACGCACTTTATCAAGAATCTGTTGCAGCGTGATCGTGGACTGCGCGTTACCGAGAGTGTTTGGTTGGAGTGAATTAGCCATAGGAAAACTCTGGCTACAGAAGGCGGGTGGGTGCTACAGACCCCAGGTACCTGCCGAGTCTGTAGTTAAGATGTTTGTTCCAGAGTTAATCTCCTCAAAGAGTGGTTATAGACACGTAAAATCCAAGACATAAAATCTTGTTCGGATTTGTCGCTTTTGGATACGTTACATGCCACGCAACACGATCTGCAGTTTCCGTATACGTAGGCGACCTTTGAATCTATTCTGTCAACGCCGTGGCCCGCTTTTGGTAACTCTCCGCCGCAATAGAAACACGATTGACTACGTAAAATAACGAACTGCTCAAAAGTTAGAAATGCTTTTATTCCGCGACTTTTTGCGTCTGATTTAAACCCGCTAAAAAGTCCTTTTAGAGTTCTCTTATAGTTACGGTTTTTGAGTAATTGAGCCTCATCAAGTGGCATATTCCTTTTCCCCTAAAAAAGTGGGCTATGCTTAGGGGGCATAGCCCTTCTACTCCTACGAATAGCTAGTTCATAGGTTACAAACTTACTTTACCGGGTCTATTCCGGGTTCAGCGTGCGCTACCTCTGCTCGATAGTTCAATACGATCTCAGAGGCGGTCGCCGTATTAGTGGTCTGCTTCAACGCTGCATAAGCGTCAGCCCATCCCCAACTAGTGTGGTTTGGAAGCTTAACGATATTGCCGTTGTCATCCTTGCGATTCAGGTGTTCCTTCGTATCGCCTGGCATCCACTTCATGGCACAGATCAAACAACGAATTGTTGAACTGGCGTCCACGTATGTGTGGTGTGAAATAGCGTAGTTAACGTAAGCTGGGTTGAATCCAGACTTCCCACCTTTTCGGTGAGTGCAAAGAGATTGGCTCTTATGCTTCTGGTCCATCATAAACTTAGCGTTAATTCTGCGTTGCTTCTCTTTGGCAAGATAGGCTTCCTTCTTCGCCTGTCTCTCTTCCATCTGCTCTTTGCGTTCACTAAGCAACATCGTAACCAACGCCTGTAGTGTTCCGGCGTCAATTGTTACTGCATCCTGTTGTGAAGACGCAGGGGTCGTGCCCTGTGTCTGAACAGGCTTATTTAGCTCTGTCATGTCTTCCTTGTACCTTCGGGCACGGCCCGTCGGCGTATCCGGCTAACCCCGGTGGGTGGTTTAGCGTCCGTTGGACGTACTAATTTTCATCCCAAACTGACTCACGCCTATTACGTAGCCAGTGTAGGTTTTGACGGAACCTCCGACTCGCCTCACCATCAGTTGGATAACCAAATATCTGATGTGCTCGGCGTTCGGAAACGATTCCTTTTTCTATCAATTGCATCTCGACGGTTCGCCACCCACGGTACGCCTCTCCATTAGGCAGGCCGCGTTTGTCTAGTCGTAGAACAGAGTATTCCCACATTGCAGGAATCTGGAGGAAACATACATATGTGAGTTCGTTTGTTCCTGGCTTTAGTGCCCACAATGCGACGGTCGATTTGGGAAATCCGTTGTCCACTGTGAAACATTGAATGCCCGAGTCTCTCAACTTTTTAATGAAATCGCGGGTACCCCATGGATTCACCTTTCGAGCTACTTCATTTAGTAGCTCTTCTTGATGCGCCATTTTGTACCTTCGAGTCATCGTCTCCGAGATTTCTTTCTCGGCAAGCAGTGATTCTTGGGCAAATGCTTTATAATCACGAGGAAAACGAATCCATTTGGGGGTGCCGTCAGCAAGCATCTTCTTGATTGTCGCTTGCGTTACGGGCATATCCCGATGAGCCTCCCAGGGCTTATCAAGGGTATGCAATCCTTGTGTTATGTTTTCAGGCATGGGCTTGATGCAATTCCTTCTCTTCGGCGTTGCTGCCTAAGCCGCTGCGCCGAAGAAAGACTTTGTAAATGCTCTTTCGAAAAGATTCTGCCTATCTGAATACGGCTCTGTGTTTCGCTCATTTTCTTTCGCGTCTCCTCTGATGGGCGATGCCCCTTATGGGAGTCGGAAAGTCTCTGGGTTCTGTACTATTTCCATCACGGTCCTTTACTCGACGGGCTCGAAAGCCCTCGAATTCTTTGTACAGCTAAATTTTAAGTGATTTAAGAATTGCAGAATTTACAGTTAGGATGGTTTTTGTTTCTTGCTACATGCGCCCGTTCGTGTATGGCAAACCACTGCTTATCAGTGTAGCCTTTGCCCTTGTGCGCTTCCGACATCCGCTGTCTCGCTTCGTCGCTACGTTTCGCTCCGATATGGGCAGCCATCAATTTATTAAAATTGTCTTCGGTCATTTTGTGACCGAGGGCGTATTTATTGCCCTTATTCAGTTTCTGGAGTATCTCTTTACTCTTCGCTGGCATCGGCTTGCCTAACCGCGACTTCGACATTTTATCGCGGGTCTCTTCACTCATTTTAACGCCCAACGAGCCGTCCCCGCCTGCCGTAATGTTGTAACCTTTGTTGGGGTTGATCGTATCCCAAGCCCTAATTAAACCAATCTCATATCGGTCCATTTCTTCTTTTGTTCCAACAATAACAAGGACCTTCACTTCAAAATTATCGGAACCATATTTACGAATTGCCCTATACAGCGCTCGTTTCCCCTGATAACCAGCTTCTGCAAGCCAGACAGTTCTGCGCCAATATACCCCTAAATCATTGCCCGCATGCTGACCAACATATTTCTTTCCGTTTTTCTTGTTCGAGATCAAATACACTATCAATTTTAGCGCCCCCTCAAAGAGCGGACAAGGAGAGCCTGTTTGAGGCAAACTCTCCCGCCCTAATCTTAGCACAGGTTGCAACCTCGTGTTAAGAAGTTTAATTGTTTACTACTCGGTCATTGTATAGCTGGGACCGAATCCAGCCAACGCAACCTCTGCGTGTATGTACCTCTAGCAGGTGGTAACGTTACTGTTTGGTGAAATTTATACGAGCACCAACCCCCGATTGTTCCTGTCGGGTCAAATGACGATGCGGGAGCATTGTCAACAACCTTACAGTCGATTGTTCTCCAATCGCCGTCGCCTAGGTTCGTGTCGCCACCGACTGACAACCACACACCAATCATTGCGTACTGACCAAAGATGTATGTTCGGTATGCAATCTTGTTGGTTGAAGCGTAGTTGGCCGTTGTGGTTACGAACGGTGTCTGACGAAGCACAACGTTTGTGCCTGGCAGTTCGATGTCCTGCATCTGGTCAGAGCCAGCCATCTTGTCAAACTTCTCGATGTTTCCAAGCTTCCACAAGTCAACGATAGAGTTGTTAACTGTGGTTGCGTTGAAGATGTCGCCCAAGACGTTCGGGGAAACTGCGCCGGCAAATCGCCCGTTGCGGTTCGGTAGAACGTTCTTGCTTACTAGCTGCTGCTTCATTTCTCGAACTGTTGCCAAATCGAGAGTGTAGGGAGCTGCTAGCAATGAGCTTTGGTTAACTGAGCTGTCAACGGTTGATGCGCCCGCTGAGTCAGCTACGGAAGAGTACAACTCGGAGATGCTCTGTCCTGCCTGATATCCAAGCTCAGTTGCTGAGTTGCTTGGGACGTCATCAAGTGAGGAAGCAATTACGAACGCTGAGAAGTTCGTATAATTGTTCCATTCGCCCAACTGCGCAGGAGCAGAGATCTGCCCTACGAACTCAGGTGAACCGATTACGCCGTCTCCGTTCTGTGTCGTGTCACCAGTCAACGTGTTGTACTGGAAGAACTGGCGGTTGATACCGGAGTTCAGCGGTTGTACACGCTTTTCTGCTGCTACGACGAATGCATCTGTTTCTCCCTTTAAGTTAGGGATCAACTCCTTATCGAACATGATGCTGTTAGCGGTAAGGATATTTCCGACGTTTGCTGCTGCCGGATTCGGTGAGCCTGCCATGGTAGTTTACCTGGCGTGCGCTTTTGTTACAGCCTCGCGGCTGCCTTCGGACTCTTCAATTCACGTTATGCCTTACGAGAGGCAAGTGCGGCGTTATGCGCTGCAATTGCGGCTTCAATTTGCGGGCGAAGTTGCGGATTGCGCATATTCACTCGCATCGTTTTAGCGTCCCATGCATTGATTTGTGCCATTGTCAAACCGGCTGGCTTCACTGGGGGACGAGAACCTGAGTTCTGTCCCGGCATGATTCCGCCGTTGACACCCGGCCTAGGAGCCGCAGGCGCCGGGATTGCCGGTGCCACGACTGGTGCTGGGGCAGCCACAACTGGTTGCACAACCGGTTGCGCTGCTGGTGCTGTGGGTACAACAACCTCTGGGGCTGCCGGTATTGCCGGTGCTTCCACGGGCGTTTGCTTCACAACGGGAGCAAACTTGGATTGTAAATCTTCAAATGCGATTTCTAGGTT